GTGAACTCGGGCGGCGCTTTGGTCGCAGGCATAGCCTGGCCATTTCGTCGGCTGCGGAGGCCATTCGGGCGTTGGTAGCCAATTTCCCGGCTTTTGAGCGGGAACTGGTGTCCTCTGGCGAGCGCGGCGTCGGATACCGCGTGCTGGCCGGCCGTGAGGCACTGACGCTGGATCGCCTGCACGAGCCCACGGGGCAAAACCGCATCACGATTGCACCGGTGGTCTCTGGCGCGGGTGGTAATGGCCTTGGTCAGATATTGCTGGGCGCAGCCTTGCTGGCTGTGGCCTGGTGGAACCCCCTGGGCTGGGCTGCGTCGGGCGCGTTTTTGTCCCAGGCGACGCTTTATTCGGTGGGTACCGCCATGATTCTTGGTGGTGTGGCGCAGATGATCGCCCCCACGCCCAAGGCCACCGAGCCCTCGGAGCGGCCTGAGAACAAGCCCAGCTACAGCTTCAATGGCGCGGTCAACACGACCGCTCAGGGGCATCCTGTGCCTGTTGGGTATGGGCGGCTAATTGTTGGCTCGGCCGTGATCAGTGCCGGGATCGACGTGGACGAGATTGCCGCATGACCAAACTAATCATTGGTGCTGGCGGTGGCGGTAAAGGAGGTGGAGGGAGCGCCCGTGTGGCGCAAGAGGCCCCCGACAGCCTGCGATCAAAAGCCTATGCGCGGGTGGTTGACCTCATCTCTGAGGGCGAGATCGAAGGGCTGGTCGCTGGCCTTCAGTCGGTCTACCTGGACGACACGCCCATCCAGAACGCTGACGGCACGGCCAACTTCTCAGGCGTCACTCTGGAGACCCGCAACGGCAGCCAGCAGCAAAGCTATGTGCCTGGCTTCTCTTCTGTTGAGAACGAGGTGGTTGTCGGCGTAGAGGTCAAAGCCAGTCAGTCAATCGTGCGGTCCATCACTGATCCGGATGTGGACGCTGTCCGCATCAAGGTGAGTGTGCCGCAGCTCACGAACCAAGACACGACGAACGGCGATCTGAACGGGAGCTCGGTCAACTTCGCCATTGATCGGCAGGTCAATGGCGGTGGCTTCGTTGAGATCGTCAATGACACGATCTCCGGCAAGACCACTACCAAGTACCAGCGCAGCTACTACGTGCCGCTCACTGGCAGTGGCCCTTGGGAAATTCGGGTGCGTCGAATTACTGCGGACTCAACATCCAGCGCGGTTCAGAACAAGACGTTCTTCGACTCGTACACGGAGGTCATTGAGAGCAAGCTGCGGTATCCCAACAGCGCCCTGGTGGCACTTCGCGTAGATGCCTCGCAGTTTTCCAACATTCCACGGCGCAGCTATGACATGAAGCTGCTACGGGTGCGGGTCCCCGTGAATTACGACCCCATCACCCGGGCCTACAGCGGGGTGTGGAACGGAACCTTCAAGATCGCCTGGACCGATAACCCTGCCTGGTGCTTTTTTGATCTGGTCACCAGCACCCGCTACGGCCTGGGTGGGTATATCCCCGAGGCCCAGGTCGACAAGTGGGCGCTCTACCGGGTAGCCCAGTATTGCGATCAACTGGTACCCAATGGCCTGGGCGGATTTGAGCCTCGCTTTACTTGCAACCTGTATCTCCAGACTCGGGAGCAAGCCTACAAGGTCGTGCAGGACATGGCCTCGATCTTTAGGGGCATGGTGTACTGGTCTGGCGGAGCCATCACGGTGACGCAAGATGCGCCCGCTGATCCGGTCTACCAGTTCGCCCCCAGCAACGTGGTTGAAGGCGAGTTTGCTTACCAAGGGTCTTCTGCCAAAGCGCGCCACACCGTGGCCTTGGTCACCTGGAATGATCCTGAAGACTTTTACCGCCAGAAGGTGGAGTACGTTGAGGACGCCACTGGCATTGCTCGCTACGGCATTGTGCAAAGTGAGGTGGTGGCGCTTGGCTGCACCTCCAGGGGACAGGCGCACCGCGTGGGCAAATGGCTCTTGTACTCCGAGCAGTCGGAATCCGAGATCGTCACCTTCCGCACGGGACTGGAGGGCGCTGTGGTACTCCCCGGCGATGTCATCAAAGTGGCTGACCCAGTCCGGGGTGGTATGCGGCTTGGCGGGCGGGTCGCCGCTGCATCTGCCAGCACGGTCACCTTGGATCAAGACCTTCCGGCGGATCTTCCCTGGCGCTTGTCTGTGATATTGCCTACGGGGGCGATTGAAGAGCGCCTGGTGGGGCCGATTTCGGGACGGACCTTGACGGTGACCATCCCCTTTAGCGCGTCACCGCAGCCAGGTGCCATTTGGGTGCTGTCATCCTCGATCATTGAACCGCAGCTCTTTCGGGTGGTTGCGGTTGCCGAGCGTGATCCCGGTGTGCATGAGGTCACCGCGCTGGCGCACAACCCAAGCAAATTCGATGCAATCGAAAAAGGGCTGGCGTTACAACCTCGCTCGATCACGGTGCTCTCGGATATGCCGCCGGCACCGACCGGCCTTAGCGTCCAGGAGAGCCTTTATCGGGTGAAAGATCAGGCGCAAGTTCTGGTGCAGGTTTCATGGAATGAGGTGCAGACCGCAGTCGCTTACCGGTTGTCCTACCGGGTGGCCGGCGGCAACTTTGTCAGTCTGCCGCTCACCAGCGCCAATTACGTTGAAATCCGCGATGCGCAGGAGGGGGCTTATGAATTCAGCCTTCGTGCCATCGGCATCACTCGCAAGGAGAGCGTGCCTGCAACTTACAGCGCCACGGTGCTGGGCAAGACTTTGCCGCCTTCGGATGTCACGGGCTTCCTGGTTCAGCGCCGGGTCTCCGATCTGCTGATTACCTGGGATGAAGTCCAAGACGCAGATCTGGCGGGCTACGAGGTCCGTGTGGGTTCTGGCTGGGACAACGGCCAACTTGTTGCTAAAACCGCTGGCACGCAGATGGTCCATGACCAAAGCGCCGCCGGGCTGTACCCGTATCACATCCGAGCCTACGACACCTCAGGGAACTACAGCGCCCATGTGACGACCTTTGTCCTGAGCCTCCTGGCGCCGTCTACGGTCCGTCAGTTCGATGTGGTGCAGTCAGCAAACCGGCTGGAGTTTCGCTGGCAGCCCAATCCTGAGCCTGAAGTCGTCGGGTACGAACTCCGTGAGGGCGCGGCCTGGGATGCATCTCTCTTTGTCGCCGAGGTCAAATCCACAAGCTACACGCTGCCATCTGGTTTTGATGGAGAGCGTGAGTTCTGGATCAAGGCAATCGCATCGCCCGGCATCTACGGCGAAACCCCAACCTTTGTGTCGACCGTGGTTGCCCAACCGCAAAACGCCAACCTGATTCTTGAGCGGGATGAGCAGGCGCTCGGCTTTCCGGGTACCAAGCACTTTGCCTCGGTCGTATCGGTCAACGGTCACAACGTTTTGCGCATGAGCACGGGGGCGCAGATAGCCGAGTACTTGTTTGAAGTCGATCTTGTCTCGCCTGTTCGCGCTCAGAACACACTGCTCAACAGTCTCGGGGCCTCGGTAGATGACCGAACCACTTGGCTAGAGGCCAATTTCCCTTGGAGCAGTGATGCGGCCAGGCGCCAGTGGGCCTACGACGGTGCAATCGCCAACGTGGATGCCCGGTTCCAAATCGCCCGGGAAGATGCACTGCAAGCCGGCGAAGTCTACGGCTGGCGTCTTAACGGCTCAACAACCGGACTGGGTAGTCCGGTCTCCAGCCAGGCGGTAGGCGTGGCCTATGCAGCCGGCCGATATGGCGACGGACTCCTCGTCAAGGACACCACCCGTGTGGCCTGGACGGTGAGCATTCCACCGGTGTTCCATACCTCCTTTTGGTTCATCCCTGCTGAGGTCACAACTTGCGTGATCTGGGTTGCAGCCGGACCCACAGGGCTGCTTTTGGTGGGCTATGACGCTGCCACATCGGTCTTTTTCTTGGAAGACCAACTGTCCCGACAAGTGACTGTCCCGTTCGCCTTGTCGATGACCGATCGTATTTGCATTGGTGTCTGCCAGACCGCCTCGGAGCGGCGGCTCTTCGTTGGCCGCATGGGCGGAGATGTCGAATCAGCAAGCGCAGCCTTAGCCCCGATCGGATTGATCACCAGTTTGCGCTTGTACTAGATCCCAGTTTTTCAACTTATCCCCAACCGTGGCGCTGGTCTCGAAAGAGTCAGCGCCATTTTCTTTTAGCGAGGACTTTTCATGATCGACGAATCCATGCAGCTTCATGGCGCAATGACACTCATCCTTCGCCGCGCAAGCGGTGAAGTCGAGACGGTCCACAAGGACAACATCATCGTCAACGTTGGCTTTGATTTCATTGCCGATGCCATTGGCAAAGCCGCCAGCCGACCCGCCACGATGGGGTTCATCGCGCTTGGCACGGGTACCACGGCAGCAGCAGCGACCCAGTCAGCGCTGGTGACGGAAATCGACCGCAATGCAGCAACCTATGCACACACCGCAGGCACAAAGACGTTCACTTTCACCGCAGACTTCTTGGCAGGTGACAGCACCGGAGCCTTGACTGAGGCTGGCGTCTTCAATGCTTCGACCGGGGGGATCATGCTCGATCGTGTGGTGTTCCCCGTGGTCAACAAGGGTGCGGATGACAGCCTGACCGCGGTCTTCACCTTCACAATGAGCTGATTGTCATGCCCGATACGGTGACAGTCAGCGAGACCCAGGGCGCAAGGTACACCTGGGCATCGGCTGGCTTTACATGGTCGAGCGCGAGCGCCGGGAAGAACTGGACCACAGCCTATCCCGCCGTCTACAGCGTGGCGGTGGCCGTGAGCTTGGCTATCGTGGAGGCAACTAGACGACAGACGGTCAAGCGCACCGGTGAAGGGCTTGGCTTTGCCGAGAGGCTAGCCAAGCAGTTGACTCTGCGTGAATCAGAAGCAGTCGGGTTTGGAGAAACCTATTCAGACCTGATCGCGTTCGTCCTTCGTTGGGTCGAAACGATAGCTGTAACCGAGGTCGCCGGGAAAGCCGCCCGTAAAGAAATTAAGGAGGCCTTCCAAGCATCCGACTACCTCACAAGGGTGCTGACAAAAACTTCGAAGGAGAACTTGGCCTGGACTGACGGTCTGCGTCAGAGCGGTGTTAAGCGCCTGGCCGAAAGCCTCCCTTTTTTGGAGTCGCCCCAAAGAGGTGTCACCAAGAACGCCTTTGAAGCCTTTGGGATAAGTGATGACTTGGATCGCCTGATAACCAAGCGTATCGCTGAGGCGGTGGCGTTTGCCGAGACCTACACCGATCTGATTGCGTTCATCTTGCGTATCAGCGAGGGTTTGGGTGTCAGCGATCTGGGCGCCAAGCAGGTCCGAAAACCGTTTGTGGAAGCTTTCAGCAGCACTGACAA